CTTGGGGTGACCAAGCATCTGAAGGTTGGAAAGGCTCAGTTAACAAAATTACTGACTTGCCTCGTGAGATGCCATACGATGATGTATATGTAAACATCACAGGCTCAGACAACAATGACTTTACAGAATACTATGTAAAGTGGAATGGCTCTTCTTGGGAAGAGTGTCTAGACCCTGCGGCTGATCGTGGTAAGCTTACTTTGATGCCTATCAAGTGTGATCGTCAAAGCATCACAGCCGGCATCTCGACATTTAAATTGGACTTGGTTGACTGGTCATTACCCCGTGTAGGTAACCTAGATAATAACCCAGATCCATCGTTTGCCCCTGATGCTGACGGTAACCGTCGTAAGATCACAGATATGTTCTTCTACAAGAATCGTCTGGGTATTGCATCTGCTGACAGTGTTACGCTTTCTGAGGCAGCTAACTATACAAATTTCTATGCTACTACGGCACTTGACATTGTGGACACAGACGTTGTTGACGTAACTGTTGCTACAAACCAAGACAGCCAAATCTACTATGTAAAACCTTTTAACAACTCACTGTACATCTTTACACAGTATGCACAATACGAGATGGTGTCTGAAGGTGCTTTCTCACCTAGTACAGTAGCTATTCAGAATACAACTAACTATCCTATGGCTATCAACGTAGAGCCAATTGTAATTAATGATAGTTTGTATTTTATATCAACAACCGACAATCGACAACAGCTTCGTGAATACATTAAAGGTGATAACTTAAGCGTTAAAGGCGTAGACCTTAGCATAAGCACACCTTCGTACTTACAAGAGCCGATTGTTAAACTTATTGCAGATGGTGTTCTTGGTTATGTACTTTGTTGTACAGCTAATCATACCATCTACCTCTATAACTACAAAGAAGATGGATCACAACGTATTCAGTCTGCTTGGAGTACATGGGAACTGCTAAATGATCTTGAACACCAAGAAGATTCATTTGAATTCCATAACATCAAGTCAACTTTGCTAGTAATCTGTAAAACAGCCGATGACTATCGCTATCACACATTGCAACTAGATTATGATGTTGCAGATAGCAACTTTGATACGTCTTCAGCTGATGGTATAATTATTGATGAGTACCCTTACGAGTCAAGAGTATTGTTACCTGATTACTATCCACAGTTAGGAAATGTACGCACACCTATGAACAAGATGCTGATCAAAAAGATTACAATCGAAGGTGAAGGTACATTCAATGCTGATGTGTATCGTAAAGATTACAACACAACGTTTGTTAAAGAAAATCAATATGGTCTTAAAGACCTTGATCTTCACGTTGCGTCTAAAGTAGGCAAAGCAGATATTACGATTAAAGATTCATCTTCAGATGATTTTAAAATAACTTCAATAGTTGTTGAGGGTTTATTCTCAACTACTTCTCGAGAAATGAAATAAGGAAAAATAATGGAAACTCCTTCACGACATTCCTTTGACCTTGATGGGGCAACACGGGTATTTCCAATCCCGTCTCCTATCAAGGGAGATAACTATTGTAGGCTTGAAGTAGATGGTACTATTATCAATGATCGCTCTAAGTACGACATTGTAAATAACTCAATTGTATTTATTGACGTAGCTGATGTCCCCGATGGGAGTCAGCTTGACGTCTTGGTTGTACAATCTGAGGAAGCCATCGGTCAGCTTGCAATCACAACTAATATTGATATTGTAGCAACTAACATCGCTGATGTGAATACTGTTGGTACTAATATCGCAGATGTAAATACCTTAGCTGATATTGAAGCAGATATTCAAATTCTTGCTGATATTGAAGATGGCACAGATTCAACTGATGCTATCCAGACAGTTGCAGGTGTATCAACTAATGTAACTACCGTTGCAGGTAGTATTGCAAACGTAAACACAGTTTCAGGTAACATTGCAAATGTAAACACTGTTGCCGGTAATAATACTAACGTTTCAACTGTAGCTTCAAACATTGCCTCAGTAAACACTGTAGCATCTAACATTAACGATGTTATCACTGTAGCTAACGACCTTAATGAGGCTATCTCTGAGGTTGAAGTAGCAGCTTTGGATCTACAAGAAGCAACTTCTGAGATTGAAGTTGTAGCTAACAATATTGCTAACGTAAACAAAGTTGGTGCTATCGATACTAATGTAACTACTGTTGCAGGTATTGACACTGATGTGACTACCGTTTCTGGTATTTCTGGCAACGTTACAACTGTTGCAGGTATCTCGTCTAATGTCACAACCGTTGCAGGTATTTCTTCTGATGTTTCTACAGTAGCCGCTGACGGCACTGACATTGGCACAGTATCAACTAATATTGCTGACGTAAACACAGTAGCAGGTATTTCAGGTAACGTTACAACTGTAGCAGGTAATAATGCTAATGTAACAACTGTAGCGGGCATCTCAAGCGATGTGACCGCAGTTGCGGGTATTTCTGCTAATGTTACCGCTGTAGCTAACGACGCTACTGACATCGGCACAGTTGCAACTAATATTACCAATGTTAACAATGTTGGCGGTGCAATTACAAACATTAATACTGTTGCATCTAACCTTACTAACGTAAACGCATTTGCTGATACATACTTTATTGGTGCTACAGAGCCCGCTTCACCAACAGAAGGTGATTTGTGGTTTGACACAACTGTACAGTCTATGAAGGTTCGTGGCTCAGGTGGTTGGCAGCTTGCAGGTTCGTCTATCAACGGCACTTCAGCTCGCTATGACTATGTTGTAGGTACAGCTTCGGGATCATACGATGGTAGTTCAACTACTGATTTCCCCGCTACTTATGACTCGGGCTATGTTGACGTTTATCTAAACGGCATCAAACTGAAGCCTACTACAGACTTTACAGCTACCAACGGCACTTCTATTGTACTTGCATCAGCAGCTTCGGCAGGTGACGAACTAGCTATTGTAGGTTTTGGTACATTTGAACTCGCTAACTTTAGTGTTGGTGATGCAAATGACGTTGACCTTTCAACCATAGCGGATGGCGACGGCTTAATCTACAGCTCTACTTCAGGTAACTTTGAGCCTGTAGCTGTAGCAACACAATCTGATTTAACAAACGTAGAAGCAACAGTGAATTCATTCCCGAATCCAGTTGCAATGGCATTAATCTTTGGAGGCTAATAAATGGCACTTAAAGGAAAACCTGTAGCTATTGGTAATACAGCTACAACTATTTATACTTGCCCTGCTACCAAAGAGGCGGCAGTGCATGGACTATTATTTGGTAATAACACTGCATCAGCATTAGCAGTAGACGTAATCGTTTACAACCAAGCAACTGGTTCAGATGTTACTGTGGTAACTGACCTAGCTGTACCTGCTAACGGTGTAGCAACTTGGTCTAAGCCAATCAATCTAAACGCAGGTGACGCAGTCAAAGCTGTCAGCTCTGCGGCTTCAGGCATGGTATGTCTGTATTCAACCTACGAAGATGGTGCTACTCCTATAGCGTCAGGCTTCACTGCTCGTGGTGTATGGTCATCAGGCTCTACCTACGCAGCTAACGACATCGTGTCTGTTACAGGTAGTGGTACATACGTTGCTATTCAAGCATCAACCAACCAAGACCCAACAACCGCTACAGCGTATTGGATGTACCTTGAGGGTATCTCCGCTTCGGCATTGCCAGTACAAGCAGGTAACGCAGGTAAGTATTTGACTACCGATGGTACGGATGCTTCTTGGGGTGTTGTGAATGTTGCGGGTGGCACTACTGAATACTTAAATCAAAGCGCAAGTTTTACACTTTCTGCTTCTGATAATAAAATTTTGAATGTGTCGTTTTCTGTAACAGGAAGAACAATAACGCTACCAAATGCAACATCTTTAGATGAAGGTCATTCATACGTTATATTAAACACAGGCGGCTATACGTTTTCAGTGCTTAACCAATCCGGTGCATTACTTGGGGTAATCAATTCAAATGGTTCAGCAGACTTTAAACTACTTGACAATTCAACAACAGATGGTACTTGGAATAATATTTCAGGTACGTTGCAAGCGCCTTACGCAAAGTCCTCAGAATATGAAATGAATCAAGTTACTCGTGGGGAGAAGACTGGTGGTGATGTTGAGTGGTTAACTGATACCAAGTTAATTGTTGCTTTACCGGGCGGTACTTATGGTAACGAGGTTCAGCTAACTATAATTGACACATCAACTGGCACTAAAGGTACAACGGTATCTTGGGGTTGGACAAACGCAAGTGGATCTAATGCAAACGCTGCTGATTGGTCGCAATCTAGTGGCTTCCCAAATCTGGCTCGTTTAGATGACAACACGTTTATTTGTGGTTACATGAGAAATGACGCAAGTACTTATTTTTATCCTTACTATCGGATTTGTACTGTAAGCGGAACAACTATTACTGTTGGAAGTGAAGTACAGCTAAGTACTTCGGCTAACTATGAAGAGCCAGCGTTTAACTCAAAAATGTTTACACCATTAGACTCTAGTGGGTCAAAAGTATTTGCTGCTTATCGTTACGCAACCAGCGGTGGTACTCATACTGGTTGGTTTGCAGTAGGTACTAGAAGTGGCACCTCTATTTCGTGGGGCTCTCCAATTAATTTTGCTACCGATCTCAACAATGTTAAAAATCCAGTTGTTGTTTCTAGTTCTGAAGTTCATGTGTTTAACGGTTATGGTAGTTACAATCAAGGTTCAATAATTGATAATAAATTTACAATTTCAGGCACAAGTTTAACTAGAACTGTAAGAGATCTATCATCATCAGACGGTGCAATTATGTCTTGGTATCACGCAGGATTTGAAGCAAACGATAGATACGCTGCAACTGAGTTCTTTACTACTAATTATAGTGCTTCAGGCTACTTGTTTAAATACGATAGCGGTACTGGGTTCTTTTCAGATTTTCAAGGGCGATTTAATATTTCTAACTTCAATAACTCAGATAGCTCATCAGGCGTAAGTTATCTTGGCACAAGTGGTGCGGGTAATTCTATCTACGGATTTACTTGTGGTGTTAGTGGAGGTCTTGCAGGTAGTGGTACAGGCTTTAGAACATTTGAACACGTAGATGGTACTACTTATGTAGAAAGTTCTATTTCATTACTTGAAACAAATAATGCACAAAAAGATATTAATGGTTATCACTCAAGTATGGATTCAACTACCGCTAATTCAACAGGCACAACTGCATTTATTGGTCTTACATTAAGCGAAACCTTTAAAGTAATTATTGTGGGAGCAACAGCATAATGGATAAGATATTAATTGAAATTCGTGACGATTTATTAAAAGTCACAGATTGGACTCAAAGTAATGATTCTCCGTTAGACGCTGACACTAAGGCGGCATGGGCAACATATCGTCAAGCATTGCGTGATATGCCTACTAGTGGTCTTGGTTTTCCTGAACCGCCTGATGGCAAAGTTATTCATGAAGTAACTCCTTATGTTGCACCTCCGCAACCTGCTGCACCTGAAGATACAGTAGGTGAAGGAGAGTAAGTCATGGGCAAATCAAGAAATCTAGCGGATTTGCTAGATGGTAATGGTGATGTTAAGTCAGGTTCTCTTGATAATGTCCCACCATTTGAAAACATTGTAGATACTGGTACAGAAGGTACTAAAGTAGCTACAGGTACAAATGCACAGCGTGGTTCTACCGCTGGTCAAATTCGTTTTAACTCTGACACTGGTCTTGTTGAGTATTACAACGGCTCTATTTTTAAAGCTCTTGATATTCCACCAACTGTTTCAAGTGTGAATCCTAGCGAAATTGAAAGTTTGTCAGGCTCTACCACAAACATGACAATCACAGGAACAAACTTTGCTTCTGGTGCGGTTGTTAAAGCTGTATCAACTGTCGATGGTTCAGTAATTACCGCTTCAACGGTTACTGTAAACTCAGCTACTAGCATTACAGCAAATTTTACTGACTCATCTTTTGATGGCTCTAAAGAACCTTATGACATTAAAGTTCTTAACACATCTGGACTTGAAGGATTTTTAAGTTCAGCCGTATATGTAGATAATGCACCTACATGGTCTACTGCTAGTGGCTCATTAGGAACAATCTTTTCTAACGACACTGGCACACACTTTACGGTAGCTGCATCTGACCCTGATGGCGATACAGTTGCGTATTCTGAAACTGGTGGTACTGTTCTTTCAAATCAAAACCTAAGTATTAATTCATCGACAGGTGAAATCAGTGGTGACCCTACTGATGTAAGTGCTGATACAACGCTAAACTTTAATCTAAGAGCTACCGCTAATAGCAAGACTTCAGACAGGGCGTTCTCAATCATTTTGAGACCACCTGCTACTGCATACACTGCTGACATCTTTGGTGATGGCAGTGCTCTTGCGTTTTACCAATTTAATTCAGGTGCTATAGGAACTGATTCAGTAGGTAACTATAATGCTACATTAGGTAGTGCATATACTAATTACAGTACTGGTGGTAAGTTTGGTGCATACGTTAAAGCAAACGCAGGTAGTAATGTAGGTAATGGTATCCGTGTTGAAGGTGATGGATTAGCAAGTCAATTAGCTCCATCAAGAACATTCTCTTACTCGTTCTGGTTTAAAGATGGTGAAGACCCACATAGAACAATTACTGGTTCTAATTGTTGGTGGTATATTTACACATATTACAGCAGCGGTCGTAATGTTCAGCTCTTACATTATAGTAGTGGTTCTGGTACAAACATATCTGCTGGCGGTGCTTGGACTCCTAATGGTCAAAGTTGGCAACATTGTGTTGTAACTAATAATCCATATGGACTTTTAAAAGTATATGTAAACAACACGCTAATTGCACAAGACGGAAGTACAACAAGTACTGCTAACTATAATTCAGGTTCTTATCGTACTGATATAGCTCCACAAGAAGGCGGCTCTACAGGTGGAAGTACTGACCACGTTAGAATCTTTAACCGAGAGTTAAGTGCTTCTGAAGTTGCCACGTTGTATAACGAGCTTGGGTAATAACCATGAAAGACGTGGACTTTAACAAAGTCCTCACAAGCATGATACCACTTGTCCTAGCGGCTATGTGGTGGGTCATATCTAGCGTCAATGACTTAGATAAAGAAATTCAAGGGGTGAAGGGAAATATGATGATGCTCATTGACCCCAATGGGCAAATCATACCTTCCCCTGAGAATGCTTTGGCTCGTCAACAGCTTCGTGAGGGTATCATAGAGTACATCCATGACCTTCAGGTTAGGGTGAAGTTATTAGAAGAACATCAAAAAGCACCATAGGAAACCACATGACTGCTTCAGAATTAATTCAAGTATTACTAGGTATTCTAGTAGCAGGTGGCGGTTATTGGCTATCAAGATTAGCAAATGACGTCCGTGATATTGAAGAACGGATCACGGATTGTCAAACTAGGCTACCTGAAAAATATGTATTAAAAGAAGACTACAAACACGATATCCATGAGATCAAACAAACTCTCAAGGATATCTTTGAAATATTACGGAAACATGAGGGATGAGCTATGTTGGATCCAGTATCAATAATTGGCATAGCTACAACTGCCTTCAAGGGGCTCAAAGCAGCTGTAGAAGCGGGCAGAGAGCTCGAGGATTGCATGGGTCAACTGAGTCAGTGGGCGGGTGCAATAGCGGATCTGGACAAGTCCGACGAACTCATCAAAAAGAAGAAATCAAGCCTGTTCAGGTCGTTGCTGCCTACCAATGGCAAGAGTGTCCAAGCACAGGCTATGGAAGCGTTCGCAGCAAAGAGAACAGCTCAGAAACAACGCGAGGAACTACGCCAACTAATCCAGTTCACAACTGGCAAACACGGTTGGGACGAGTTTATGCGGATGGAAGCGAAGATCAGGAAAGATCGACAAGAAGCTTTGTATGCTGAGATTGAACGTAGAGAAAAACTTAAAGATCTGTTTATTGGCGTAGGCGTAGGCTTACTCGCTATTCTTACAGCAGGTCTTGCTATTTGGCTTTTGGCGGTGATTTATGGGAATAAGTGAATTAGTACTAATTTATGCTCTAAATCATGCAACTTGGAGTATGAACGACAAAGGCATCCCACAGATATGCCTGAGAGTCCCTGTAGAGGCTTCTGAGGGGACTTCGGAAACTTTCCAAGGGTGTACAGCGGTGCCAGAAGAAATCCTCTTAAAATGGCTTACAGAGGCTACAGTGAGGGTATAATGAAACGACTACTATTAACTTTATTATTAGCTGTCTCATTGTCAGGTTGTTCCTCTTTTGGGATGATCTCAGGACTCTTTAGTGATGACGGTGGAACAGACGTCAACACCAACGCTCAAGTGGGTAAAGAAAACACCCAACAACTTGTGGCAAACCAAACAAACACTGAGGCAAGCGGTGAAGCTCAAGTAGCAGATCAAGCCAATAAAGTTAGTGGTACTCAAATCATTAATGAAAACTTGCCTCCTTGGGTTCTCATCCTCATTGCTTTACTAGCGGGTTGGGCGATCCCAAGCCCGATGGAAATGGCTTTAGGAATTGTTAATTTCTTCAGAATTATTTTTGGTAAAGAGCCTTTTAAAAAATAATAATGCTTGTCAAACTAATTGTTATTTGTATTGGTAGTCAAGACGGCTGTAAAGGAGACGAATAATGACAAATGAATTAATTTTAATTGTTGCAATGCACGATGCTAAATGGTTCCTATCGAAAGAAGGGTATCCACAGCTATGTGTTCCCGTTGCAACTGAAGAAGTCAACGAAGAATACATTTATTGCACAATTGCTCCTAAAGAGCTTATTGAAAAAGCAAGAAATTTGGAGGAATAATATGGCAGCCCCATTAATTGCGGCGGGTTTGGTAGGAGCGGGTTTAAGCCTTGCAGCGGGTATTTCCGGTAATAGATCAATTACCAAACAAGCTAATGAAAACTGGAACAACCAGTTAGAAATTTTAGGACTTAAGCGTAGTATTGATTTTACAAATATTTTAGATCAAACTCAAGAAGTTCAAAACGAAGTCGGACTTGCGCTTACTAATCTTGGACGAGAATCCAAGCGAGCTAAAGCAACTACTGTAGCAAGTACAGCTGAACGTAATGCCTACGGTGCTACTGCTGCTAAAATGGCAGCTCAAGTAGACATGGACGCATCTTTAATTACCGATAGTATTGTTCAAAGTGGTGATGCTGCGATGAAAGATTTACAGATGTCGCTATCTTCGGCTAATTATGATTACAATTCTGGTGTTTACCAAGCTAGTACTCAACGAGCTAGTATGCTTAACCAACGTAAAGGCGGTTTTGAACTACTTGCGGGTGCAGCTTCTACTGGTATTAGTTTTGCCAGTGGTTACAAAACAATGACAGGTTAAAAAATGGCAGCATTTGAATACACAAAATCTCAAGGTGGGATTAAGGCTCCTACAGCTAATTATAATGTTCAACCTAATTTAACCGTTCAACGTGGCTTTGAACAATTAACTAAAGCTGTGTCAGCAGGTATGCAATTAGGCACACAAATTAATGAAGCTAACTACAAACAAGCTTTAATTGAACAACGCAACACTATGAATCAATTTAAAACTGATTTTGATGGTGCTGCTTACGAACAACAAAAAGAAATGATGGCAAGTTTGCCTGATTTGGTTGTAAATAAATATCAAGGCGATGATGTAAGAAATGCTGATTTACGTTCTCGTGGGTTACAATTTCAAGAAGGACTTGAAAGCTATTTAGCAAAAACAGGCATTCAGATAGAGCACACAAATAATGTTACATCTCAAAACGTAGCCTTTATTGATTATAGTGAAAAGTTTAACGCTACTAACGATATAAATGAACGGTTGCGTCTTCGTGATGAGTTTCATGCAACACAAGTTAAACCTTACGAGGGTCTTGATGACCCACTAGCGCAAGAATTATACTCTAAAGGCATGAAAGGTTGGCAAACAATTAACACTGCTTACCAACAAAATTTGCGTACTCGTGCAGACAATGAAATTACAACTAATGTAATGACAGGTATTGCAACAGAACTTAAAATTAATGGTTTTGTAGATGAAGCTGCACATAAACGAGCAATTGATAACTTAAGCCGTCGTTCTGATTACTATGAAAAAGAGTTTGCTTTAAAAACAGAATTAAACAACTCTGTTCTTAGAGGTTTGTATGGTGTGTTTAACAATCCAGACATGGAAGTTACTCGCGATAATTACAAAACTTATATGCAACGTGTTGAGGATTACACTAAACTTGCTCCAAATGCTATTGGATCAGAAGCATATAAAAAAGCTATAACTTTTGGTCTTACATTAAAAAATCGAATTGAAGCTCAAGAATTAACTGACATACAGGCTATGTTGCTTGATCCAGCAGTTCCTCAAAAAGAATTTGAAGTAGAAACTTTAAGAATTCAAGAATTGGGCACTATTAGCCCAGAGCAAATGTCATCTTTTAATAGCAGAAAAGCTATTGTTAGAAATGAAACAGCTCAACGTGAAATTATTGCTCCTTTAATTCAATCAAAAGATTATGACGGTCTTGTAAATGGAGTTAAAGCAGGTGAATATAGTGGAAGCATGGTTCGTTCTTCAGTTAAAGATACTTTAGAATTTGCGTTTGCTCAAATACAAGAATCAACTAACAAGCCTACAATGGCTGCATTATCAGTATTACAAGATTATAAAGCGTTCAAAGAAAAAGGCATTGCTCCTACTAAAATCGATGCAATTGACAATATTCTTAAAATGCCTTCTTCTGGTACTGTTATGACTAATGAAGATATTGTTAATTTCTTGCATATTAAAGAAGCAGCCCGTGAAGCAAATTATGTGTCAGCCAATAGCCAAAAAGTTAACACCGATTATTTAATTTTAAAAGGTTACGCATCAATGGGCATTCCAGATATGGCTCAAAAGTTTAATACCTATAAAAATAGCCCTATTTCAGTTAAAGAAGCTGATGTAGAGAGTGCTTTACTAGAAGGTATTGATGCTCAACCAACATGGTCTGAAGATCTTAATCCAGAAAATGTTACATCATTACGAGGAATGTTACGTCCTGCTATTAAATCTTTAATGAAAGCAGGTGTAGATCCTTCAGATGTACGAAATGAATTAGGTAAATTTATTGAGCAATCTTTTATTAATGCAGACCCTAAATTTGGTTGGAAAAATGAAGTTTTAATTCCAATTACTAACGGTGTTCGTACAGAAGATGATTATAACCGTGCTTATAGAGCTATTGATAGTGCTATGCAAAATGACCCAGATATTCCTATAGCAAATCGAGGACAGTTGCAATATCTTGGTCCAAAACATATGTCTGACCCTGAAAGTGATTGGATAGCTATTGATTCACGCGGTGTAATTCTTGGTATCCCATACGAAAAAATAGAATCTGCTGCTAAAACTGAAATTTTTGAATAAGGAAAATAATTATGGGAATTTATAACTCTTACACACTTGGTGGACGAGTCGAAGAAAAATCTCCTGATTTGACTCCCGAACAAAATGCAGCTAAGCAAGGAGCTTTAGATTTACCTTTTCCAATGATAGATCAAGGTTTAGATACATTATTAAATGATACTACAAAACTTGAGTCGTTGAGAAGTTATGAAGGTGACCGAGGAAGTGCTTTAGGTACTGCTGTAAGTCAAGACAATCTTGTTGGTTCTGTCGCTACTTGGGCAAAGTCTAAAATTATGTGGAACGATGCCACAATGCCACCTGAAGAAGGTTTTTCTATGAAAGACCATCGATGGGCTTATGGTATGGTGCATCGTGATTATTGGGATGATATTAATCAATCAGAATCGTTGCCAGAATTACAGGCTCGTGTGTCTTATTATGGTAAACTAACTAAAGATCAAGAAACATTAGACAATCTTGGTATTGAAGGTACTGGTTATCGTTTAGGAGCTTTCTTAGGAGATGTGCCTTTACTTAATGGTATTAGCAAATTATCTGCTACTGGTAAATTAGGCAAAACTCTTGAAGGTTTTAGTAAATCGTATGCAGGTCGTGCTTTAATTACTGGTGGTTTAGAGGGTGGTTTTGAAGCTGCTAAATATGCTATGAATGCTACAGAGCGTGAAGAAGTTGATATTCTTTTAGCAATGGGTATTGGTGGTGTACTTGGCGGTTTCTATAACCCACTAAAATATACTGATAATATGGATGCTGCTATTACAACTAAAGTCCGTGAACAAGTAGATGAAATTGCTACTACAGGTACAGTTCAAGCTCCTAAAGCAACTGAAACTATTATGGATAAATTACAAGTTAACGTAGCTTCTATTTTACGAAAAGCTCCGTCGCCTACACTTCAAAAGTGGGGCGATGATATGTTTAATGACGTAATGAATCCAACAGCTATTACTAAACATAGTGAAGCGCAAACAGCAGTTATTGATGGTGTTCAGTCAGCTTTTAGCCGCAACTTTTATGGTCTTTATTTAGATTTCTTAAAAGAAAACGGCAAGGGTACATTATTCTCTCGTTTTCGTACAGGATCTCAAAACGATTTCCACGAAATGGTTGGTGATATTGTATATAATCCTAACAGCCCTTGGCGTCAACAGCTTTCAGCAGAGTTTATAACTAAAGTTGAAAATGCTGTTGGTAAAATGGGTGAAGATTCGTTTGATGTTTTGTACCGTGCTAAGCATCCAATGTTTAGGGGTCAAGGCATTAGCAAAACTTCTGGTTGGATGCCACGACGTTGGAATAAAGACAAAATCAGAGATATGTTAAATACTGGTGCTGTTAAACGTGAAGATATGGTTGCTTTATTTAGCAAATCAATTCGCAATACATTTGACGAAGCAGGTATTAAGGTTGCTGATGATCGTGTTAAAGAAGCAGCTGAAAGTTTTGTAACATCACTTAGCCAAAAACCAATGCGTTCTGGTGAAGCCGGATACATTACACAGCAATCAGCTTATCAAGATATGATGGGAGAACTTCGTACTTACATGAATTTAACAGATGACGAAGTTGAGTATATTTTTAGTCAGTTAAATAAGAAAAGCAGTAAAAAGGGAACAGCTGCTTCTACTAAAGGACGAGCTGATCTTGATTTAGGTGTGTCTGTTGTTACTAAAAACGGCAGTACTTTGCATATGCACGATTTGTTAGAAAAAAATATACAAAATCTATGGCATGGTTATGGTCGTACAATGGGTGGTGACACAGCTTTGCGTCTTGCGGGTATTGATAGCCCAAATACGTTAGCTAAATTACGAGAAACAGTTGTAAAAGAATTATCTGGTACAGATGGTCAAATTATTGCAGGTAATGAAAAATACTTAAGTTTGTTTGATGCAACTGTTGGTGATTTACTTGGTATGTCAGCCAAAGCAGATCCGGCAGGTGATTTGTGGAAAATATCTCGCTCTATAAACAACCTGACTCGCTCTGCTAAATTAGGCGGTACTTGGTGGGCAATGTCTGCTGAATTAGCCCAAACTGCACATACTGTTGGTATTGTCAATGCTTTTAAAGCGTTGCCTGTATTACGCCAAATGGTAAAACAATTGCGTGGTAAAAATTCAGGAGCTTTGTTAGAAGAAATTCAAGCTTGGGATGCACTAGGTATTGAATTTATGAACTTACCTTCTATTGCTCGTCTTGATGAGTTGTATACTTCAAGTTCACACGCAGGTCGTGGTAGGTTATCTAAAACTTTAAACAGTATAGAAGGCTTTTCAGATAAAGCCGCAGAAGCAGCATTTATTTTAGGTGGTTCTAAATCTGGTACAGCTATGCTTGAAGCTTTGTTTGCTGTAGGTCATCGTATTAAACTGACTAAATTAGCAAACAAACAACGGTTAAGTCAATTTGATAAATATTATCTAAAGAAATTTGGATGGGATGAAGCAACAAGTAAGCAAATATTAGAAAATATTAGAACACATGGTTCTAAAGACCCTAATAATCGTTATATGCTTAACCTAGATGCTTGGGATGTAGACTTAGCTCAACAATTCTCATATGGTACTCGTCGCCAATCACACACCGCTATTCAAAAAGGCAATATTGGTGATGAATTAGGTATAGCTTCTGTAGACGGTCAACTTGTAAAAGACAATCACATAGGTGCTTTAGCGGTTAACTTGCGTAACTATATGATTCGTGCTTGGAATAAACAAACTGGTCGTATGTACAATCAAGGAGCTAGAGCACTTCGTAACAAAGATCTTGCAGAAGGTTGGGATGTATTTAGTAACGTCTTAATGCAGGGTGTTGTTGTAGGTGGTTTAGGCTACATGGGCAAAACCGGATTAGATTATGCTCTTGGTGCAATTGACGATAAAAAGTTTGATGAGAGAATGACTCCTCAAGCTATTGCAGCTAATACATTTTCTATGACTACTTTTGCAAGCTTTTTACCAACAGTTCTTGAATATCCATATCAAGCCGCTACAGGTGAAAGGTTAGCGGGTAGTGGTGTGCGTGGTGGTCAATTTACTATTAATCCATTAGGTGCATCTGGTAGCTATATTGCTGATGTATCTAATATTCCGTATACAGCTATTGGTTTATTGTCCCCTGAGCGTGATGTATCAGCTTATGAACTACGCCGCACTATTGGTACATTACCTATAAGCACAGCAATTGGTGTTAAACAACTACAAGCACTTGCTGCGGAAGGTTTGTCAGAAACCGATTAGGAGTAATTATGTCTAAAAAAGCAAGTATGGAGGAACTCAATGGCTTACACGCTATGGTGGCTAAACAACTATCAATGAACTTGGATGATCCAAAGACATTAGCGATGGCGATCAAGTTCCTCAAAGACAATGACATTACAGCTGACATCCTAGAATCTGAGTCCCTAATGAGCATCACAGAGTCAATCAAGAAGATTGCTGCTAGTGATAGTGATGATGGGTTCTCTGTTGAGGATATGCTCGGAATGTCACATTGAGCTGAGACGCTCTGTAAGCCTCTCTGAGGCGTTTTCTTGGGTTACCCTATGCGATGGTATAGGAAATTTGAGAAAATGCCTTGTAGAGGCTCTCAGGGCGTCTGAGAGGGTATTAGGAGACTATGGAACAACAAGAAATACAGAAGGCAATAAAAGACTTCAAATATTTCCTTAAAATCTGTTGGAAACATTTACGGCTACCACAGCCTACAAGGATGCAATATCACATTGCTGATTACTTACAAGAAGGTCACAAACGATCACAGCTTGAGGCTTTGCGGGGTATTGGTAAAACGTGGATTACAGGGGCGTATGTAGCGTGGAGATTGCTACGAGACCCTAATGAGAAGATCTTGATTGTGTCACAGTCAGGTGCTCACTCAGATAATATTAGTATCTTTATCAGAAAACTGATCGATACGATGCCAATCTTGGAACATTTACAACCAAGACCAGACCAACGTAGCTCTGTGGTGGCGTTTGACGTCAATGGCGCTGAGGTATCCGTACAGCCTTCGGTAAAGGCATTGGGTATCACATCACAGCTACAGGGTAACCGTGCGTCTTTGTTGATCTCAGACGACGTAGAGGGACAACAGAACTCTGCTACTGAGAAACGTAGACAAGATTTGCTACAACAAGTAGCTGAATATGAGGCTATCTTACAAACAACTGAAAAAGCTCAGATATTGGTACTGGGAACACCCCAGACTTCTGAGTCAATTTACACCCGATTAAGAGACAAAGGCTATGTTACCAGAATTTATCCTGCCCGCTATCCAGATGACATTAGCAGTTACAATGGTTGTCTTGCTGAC